CTGAGAAAGGCATTTCATAAGCAAATGTCTTTTTTAATAGAGCCGGTAGAATCTCCGTAAATTAGGTTTTTATCATTGTTTTTTCCATTTTACAGTTATCCTTTCTATTTATACAAAACTCATAACTGCCGGCTTTATTTCTAAAGTTGGATATCGGTCCCCTTTCAGATATCTGACTTTTTTATTTGAACAACACAATTGAAGGTGAAAGATATATGACAAACAAAAAGAGAGCAAATGAAATTGGCAAACATAGAGTTGCTTATGATAAAAACAAACAAAAGATACTGGCAACGCAGTCAGTCTGTGCTATATGCGGAAAGCCGGTAGATAAGAGTCTTAAATATCCCCACCCCCTGTCAGCAACGATAGATCATATCGTACCGCTTGACTTAGGCGGACACCCAAGTGATATAGCAAATCTGCAACTGACTCACTGGACCTGCAACAGACAGAAGTACAACAAGCTGGCTGACGGAAGTGCAGTAGTTCCAAAGGACAAAGCAATATCCAACAGGGTACTGCCTCAAAGTATTAACTGGATGAATTACAAAGCTGAATAATAAAAGCAAAAAGATAATTGCTTTTAGGTGACTAACCTACAGATTCTAATGTAAGGAAGTAAAAATAAGTGTTGAAAAGTAGAACAAAAAATAAGGGTGTTGTGTGAGCCGTTTTAAGCCATTGTGACAAACGAATTATTAAAGGGGGCCCAAACCCTACCCCTTGCTCTTTTGAGTTACAGCACGGTCACACATCAAAAAAACACACGGAAAAGAAAGGAGCCTGCAAATGAGTGAATTATTAGGCATGAGAGAACTGAGAAAAAAACTGGAATCCAAGAAACCGAGAGTAGATCTTAGATATCGTTACTACGATATGAAAAATAGTGTAATGGACCTGGGTATATCAACCCCAGATGAACTGAGAGGCTTTAATTCAGTGCTTGGCTGGTGTTCAAAAGCCGTTGATAGATTGGCCGATAGAATCAGTTTCAGAGAATTTAAAGACGATAACTTTAACATTAACGAAATATTCAACCTTAACAATGCCGATATCCTTTTTGACAATGCTATTAAAAGTGCTTTGATCAGTTCGTGTTCTTTTGTTTACATAAGCGAAGGCGAAGGTGGTTATCCGAGATTACAGGTTATTGATGGAGCAAATGCGACCGGTATTATCGACCCTATTACTTATCTGTTAAAAGAAGGCTATGCAGTTCTTGAAAGAGATAAATATGACAAACCAATAATGGAAGCATATTTCGAACCTTTTAGAACTACGATTTATTACAAAAACAAAGCGCCTGAAGCATATAATCATAACGTTGGCTATCCATTACTGGTGCCGGTTATAAATAGGCCAGATGCCAAAAGGCCATTTGGTAGAAGCAGAATAACCAGAGCCTGCATGAGTTACATGCAGAGTGCGGCAAGAACAATTAAACGAAGTGAAATAAGTGCAGAGTTTTATTCTTTTCCTCAGAAATGGGTAGTTGGCACTGACCCAAGTGCTGAAAGAATGGAAAAGTGGAAAGCTTCTATTTCTACGTTAATTGAAATCAGTGCTTCTGATGAAGGAAATGAGCCAAGACTGGGCCAGTTCACTCAACAGTCAATGCAACCTCATAATGAGCAGCTGAAAATGTTTGCATCGTTATTTGCCGGTGAAACTGGTTTAACCTTAGATGACCTGGGATTTGTAACCGATAATCCATCAAGTGCTGAAGCTATTGCAGCAGCTCACGAAAATTTAAGACTTGAAGCAAGAAAAGCCCAGAAAGTGTTTGGAAGCTGTTTCCTGAATGTCGGTTTTCTGGCAGCCTGTTTAAGAGACAACTACAACTATACACGAGAAATGATGTTTTTGACCAAAGCGAAATATGAACCTGTGTTTGAACCAAGCAACTCAACTTTATCTTTGATTGGTGATGCTGCTATTAAAATCAATCAGGCTGTTCCAGGTTATTTCAATGAGGAAAACCTGAGAGATCTAACCGGTATTGAAGGTGGCAGTTAATGGATGCTAAAGAATTACTGGAAAAAATCAAAGAAGAGTTTAGAAAAAGGTTTAAGGAAAAGGAAGGATTTACCAATTATGAGCAGGTGCAAAATTATGCCATTGAAATTGCTGACAAGAGTTCCAAAGCTGTTATAAGCAATTTTGATGATTCTCTGATTAATGAGTTTGGGACACTGAACTATGATATTTTAAATGAAGTATTAAGTGAAATTTTAGAAAGTGACTATAAGCTGATAGCTGATGCCTGTGTTACTGCTCAAACAGAAATGAATAAAGAAGCAAATATTGGTTTAAAGGCAATAGCTCCTAAATACGATGATGACAGAGCTCATAGCATCGTATGGGACATGGCACAAAGAGATTTAAACTCATTTAAACAGGCATATCCAACATATACTGATAACTTCTATCAGAGTACAGTTGATGAAGCAGTAAGAGCAAATGCTGATTTTCAGTGGAAGGCAAGACTTGAGCCTAAAATTGTTAGAATTGCTGAACCTACAGCTTGTAAATGGTGTAAAAGTATTGAAGGCACCTACAAGTATGAAGATGTTAAGGATACTGGTAACGATGTATTTAGAAGGCATACCGACTGCAAATGTACTGTTACCTATGTTCCGGGAAAAGGGAAGGCAAAAGATGTCTGGAGCAAAAGAGAAGTTTCAGATAAAGAAGTCACCGAAAATTTAAAGAAATTGGAAACAAATCTTTTAGAAAAAACAAACAGGAAAGATATGTTTGAAAGCGAATTGATTGGACAAGAAGTTAATGATGTAAAAATAGAAGGAGTGTCTTATCATACAATATTCGAAAGGTCTGTTGAAAGAAATATAAGTGTAAGTGAAATTTCTGATGCAATAAACAATCCTTTAGAAATTGGAGATATAAAAACTGATAAAAGAACTGGAAATCGATCGTTTAAAATTGTTGGAGAGTATGCTACAATATATATGAATCCAGATACTGGCAATATTACAACTTGTCACAAGACACATTCTGGAGTGCTAAAAAAATTGAAAAAGAAGTGATTATTATGAAAATAAAATTATTACCAAACGAAATTGATTTATTAAAAAAAGCCAACATTCATTTTGATTATCAGAAAGAATACTCTATTGATGAAGCATTGAGTGTATTAGAAGAGGTATATCAAGAAGAAGCTTTTTTGTCGGATTCAAAATACGACAGCATAGAATCTAGTTTAAGTATTAAATATTCGAAGATTGCAAATAAAATTGCATCGCAAATACAATAAAAAATACCGCTGAATAAAGCGGTTTTTATTTGGAAAGGATGATATTATGGCAAAAGATGATTATCATGTAATCGTATATAAGATACTGGCATATCTGTACAGCTGCCTTAAAAAAGGTGAAAACCCGGAAAAAGAGTATCTGCTGTGTGATGGGGCCTTGTTTAACATAAATCACACATATTGGTTGTATATCATTGAAAACTTGGCTAACGAGGGTTATATCGAAGGTTTAAGCAATATAAGAGTTGGTAATGGATACTATTTAAATGATCAGTTGCCTTATTGCAGAATAACTCCAAGAGGAATTGACTACCTGTGTGACAACTCGTTCATGAGTAAAGCAAAAGAGTTTTTAAAGAGTGTAAAAGACATTGCCCCATTTATATAAAGGTGGTGCATTATGTCTAAAAAAGGAAGACAAACACCCACCAGGAGTCTGATACTTCCCTACGATAGAACTGATGGCCAGGTTGCTATAGATTTATACCACAAGACAAACAAGACTGCTCAGGAGTGGCAGTCTTTAATTTTATACGATTTGCTGGCACTTAATGATGATGGTCTGTTTGTTCATACCAAGTTCGGCTATTCAGTACCACGTAGAAACGGGAAAAATGAAATAGTAGCAATTAGAGAAATGTACGGACTTGTCAATGGTGAGAACATACTTCATACAGCTCACCGAACAACCACCTCTCATATGGCCTGGGAAAGGCTTTATGACTTGCTTGAACTGGCTGATATTAAAATAGTGTCATCATATCGTGCCTATGGAAAAGAGCATATTCAGATTGAAAATGGTGGCAAGATAGAATTCAGGACTCGTACAAGTAAAAGCGGACTTGGTGAAGGCTTTGACTTGCTGGTAATAGATGAAGCTCAGGAGTATCAGGATGATCAGGAAAGCGCTTTGAAATATGTTGTATCTGACAGCCCCAATCCGCAGACAATATTCTGTGGAACTCCACCGACACCAGACAGTTCAGGAACAGTATTTACCAAATTAAGAGAAGCAGCTTTAAGTGGTGAATCTATCAACACAGGTTGGGCTGAGTGGAGTGTGGAAGAGCAAAAATCACCTCGTGACAAATCTTGGTGGTATGAAACGAATCCAAGCTTAGGTATTATTCTGTCTGAAAGAAAGATTTTAGATGAGATAGGCAATGATGATGTTGATTTCAATATTCAGAGATTAGGGTACTGGATCAGCTACTCACTTAAATCAGCTATCAGTGAAGCAACGTGGAACAGTCTTAAAATTAATGAACTTCCTACGTTTAAAGGTAAGCTTTATGTAGGTATCAAGTACGGTGCTGACACTACCAATGTAGCTATGAGTATTGCGGTTAAAACAACAAATGACAAGATATTTGTTGAAAGCATTGACTGTCAGTCAGTAAGAAATGGCACCGGATGGATTATCAGATTCTTGCAAAGCGCCGACTGGCAGAATGTAGTTGTTGATGGTGCTAACGGACAGGATTTATTGGCTGAAGCAATGGAAGATGCCGGATTAAGAAATCCGGTATTCCCAACCGTAAAGGAAGTCATAGCAGCCAATGCCACATTCACAAATGGCATTGATACTGATAAATTGAGGCATAACGGACAACCATCACTTACTCAGGCAGTCAGCAACTGTGACAAGCGAGCCATTGGTTCAAGCGGT